GCCGGCGGCGGAGCAGCGGGCGGCTGCGGAGCTGGAGGCGGACAAGACTGCGGAGGCAGAAAAAGACACCGGCACGGCCTGGGAGCTTTCGGAGCGGGAGCGGGCGCTGCTGGCCGGAATGGAGGGACAAGCCAATGGTGCGAGTTTATTTTGAGTATCACAATCCCGTCTGCGACTGCTGCGGCCATACGCTCGGCGCGGAGCGGGACGACGAGGCGGCGGAGGCCGCCATGAAGGCGGACGGCTGGCACAAGGTTGAAGGAAAAGACCTGTGCCGCCTGTGCTGGCAACACTACGAGGAGACCGGGCGGATGCCCCGAAAACTCATATTTTACAAGGAGGAGACCAACATGGAAGAAGTAAGCAACAAGAAAGACCTGGAGGAGATCGAGGCCACGGAGGGCTGCGCCGACACCTGCCCGGTGGAGGGCGTGGCGGAGAGCAGCACCACGGCGGAGGCCACAACGAGCGTGTCACAGGACGTGATTCACGCGGTTGCCAACGATGTGCGGCGCCGGGAGACCGCCACATACCATAGCGCCTATGAGAGCTATGCCATATTGAGCGCACAGCTGGAGATCAAGGCGGCGGTGGAGAAAGACCTTAAAAAAGCCATGGCGGAGCTGTGGGACGGCGTGAAGGCCGGGGACGACGACGTGGTGTCTGCCTATCTCCAGAACATCGCCCGCGTGGCCAGAGAGAGCGCCGCGGCCTGGGTGCGCGTCGCTGCCATCGCGGAGAAAGCGGGTGACGAGCTATGAGCAGCGCGGCAAATCACCGGGCCAGGAGCTGCCGGAGCCACTACCGGCACCACAGCGCCATGCGCGGCCAGCGGATGAACTACATCCGGCAGCAGGGGCGCAGCGCCGGCGCAGCCGGCACCCCGCTGATCTATCGGATGCAGGCCATGTTCCGCCGGGCGCGGGAGGCCAGGCAGAAGAGAAACGCAGAGGAAGGAGGTGCGGAAGGATGAAAATGCCGAGCGTTGAGGCGGTAAGAAAATGCCTGGACAGCAGATATTACAGCAAGAGGCTCATCGGGGAGTATTGGTTTGTGAGGGACAAATATGAAAAGCTCCATCGCATGATTGTACGGCGGGAGGCCGGAAAGCTGGAATTTGAGCCGGAAAGCCCGATGGAGCTGTGGAAAGCACAGACGACGGCCATGGGCAACTACCTCTTCCAGCTGGAGGTCAGAGCGCAGTATGAGGAAGTCGACCTTGATGATATTTTCAACGAGGCAGATGAAAGCTGCGACAACAGCAACTGATTTTTGACGGTACGCCCGGAGGGCTTCGGCCTTCCGGGCGCAGGGTGAGAAATCAGCTATTTCCTTTATTTTTATTCGCGTGCGCGTGCGCGTTTCTTTTGAGAGTACATAACGGCGGGATTTAGGCCCTGTTGGAGAAGGAGCGGGAAATGAGGCAGGCTGACTGGTACATATCGACAGTGAAGTGCGCCAACGGCGTCGAATACAAGACGAAGTTTCCCGTGTATCGAGGCGAGGCGATCCGCTTCTCTTTCCGTCCGTCCATCCGGGAAATCAACCGCGCTGCAAAACAGTCACGGGAAACTGCCGTCGACATGGGCCAGACGCTGAACGAGAACTGGAAGACCGGGAAAGACGAGCACATCATCTTCGACTTTTCCGACGCCGGCCTGGAGAAGATCATCCGCCGGGCAGGATCGGAAGACCGGGACGCCGTGCGGGATGCCGGCGAGGTATGGTTCGGGGAGTGCTTCATCGACAAGACGCTGCGCCGCGCCTGTGCAAAGGCCGGGGTGGCGCTTCGCTATGACTGGATCATCAGCGACATGGACGGCGACACCGGCCAGCCGGAGCGCCTGCACATTCACATGGTCTGCGACAAGGCCGTGCGGGAAGTGGCGGAGCGGGTCTGGAAGCTGGGGCGCGTCGAGCATAAGACCCTATACAGCCACAACCACGGAGACCTGCAAGAGCTGGCGGACTATCTGATCAAACAGGTTCGCACCGTGGCAGGCCGGAAGCGGCATCACCCGTCCCGCAACCTGGACAAGCCGGAGCGGACGAAGCCCATCAAGGCACGGAGCCCCAGCGCAGATCTGATCGTCCCCAAAGGATGCGAGAAGATCTACCGCAGCGAGTTCCAGGCCGGGCGCCCGCAGATGCTGCGATACTGGAGGCCGCCGGGCGGTCAGTTATCGGAGATAAGAGAGACGACGACACGCGACGCGCACCGAGGCGCGGGCGCGATTCCAAATTAGCCGAGGGGGTGATCCATGTGGGCAAACGCTTCAAATATATGCGGGCCGTGCCGCTGTCTTATGAGCAGCAGGGCATGGTGTGGTTTACCTGCCAGACGTACCGCCGGCAGCCGCAGGAGGTGCAGGCGAAGATTCGCGCCATCTGCACCCGCATCGGCGGAGGCGACGGCATGAAACGCAAGGCCATATTGACCTACATGACCACCCGCGCCAGCTGGCGGGAGTGCTGCGACAGGTTCTTCATCAGCGACGCCACGCTGGATCGCCTGCGCCGTGCCTTTTACACGGAATGGAGGTGACAGCATGGGCAAGGGAAAGTTTGCACAATGGAGCAGCCCGGAGGGGTTGGCCAGGATCGAGGAATGGGCGGCGGCCAAGACCGACGAGGAGCTGATCGCGGCCATGGGCGTCGCGCCCAGCACGTTCTACCGCTGGAGGAAAGACCACGCGGAGTTCGAGGACGCCATCACCGCCGGGCGCACCGGCGCCCTGGGGCAAGAAAACATCCGACAGGTGGAGGCGTCGCTGCTGGAGCGGTGCCTGGGCGGGACGCAGACGGTGATGAAGGCTGTGAAGCTGAAAAAAGTGATTTATGACGCCCAGGGCCGGCGCATCCAGGAGGAGGAACACTACGAGCTGGCCGCCGAGACGGTCTATATTCCCGCGGACACCAATGCCATCAAGTTCTTTCTGACCAACCGCGCCCCGGAGACGTGGAAAAACAGCACGGTGCTGTCGGCTGACCCGGAGACGCGGGAGAGCGTCGAGGGCTTCCTGCGGAGCCTGGCCGAAGCAGACGGAGGGGGGCGCGAGTTTTGATCAACATCCGCAACCCGCGCACCTACTGCGAGAGCTTCCTGCAAATCATCGACAAACAGCAAGAGCTGGTGCCGCTGCGTTTCAAGCCGGCCCAGACGCTGCTGTATGAGGTGATCCGGGAGGAACACGCCAAGGGGAAGCCCGTGCGGATCGTCGTATTGAAGGGCCGACAGCTGGGCTGCAGCACCATGATCGAGGGCATCTTCTTCGCCGACAGCGCCACGACGCCCAACGCCAGCACGCTGATCATGGCCCACGACGACGACGCCACGAAGCACCTGTTCGAAATGAACAAGCTGTTTTATGACAATCTCCCGGAGCCCCTGCGCCCTATGCGGCAGGCCAGCAACGCCCAGGAGCTTGTCTTCGCAAACCCGACGAAAGACCCGCGGGAGAAGGAGCGGAACCCCGGCCTGCGAAGCCGAATCCGATGCATCACGGCGGGCGGCAAGGGCGGCGGGCGCTCTTTCACCTTCCGCAACGTCCACGGCTCGGAGTGCGCCTTCTGGCCCAACTTCCGGCAAACGCACATCGCGCTAATGGCCGCCGTGCCAAAGACGCCGGACAGCTGCGTGATCTACGAGACCACGGCAAACGGCCTGGGCGAGTTCAAAGACTTCTGGGACGACGCCGTGGCCGGGCGCAACGACTTCCGGGCGGTGTTCCTGCCCTGGTATCTTGACCCGGACTATTCCCGGCCCGTGGAGCCGGGGACGGAGTGGACGGACTACGAGCGGGAGCTGATGGAGCGGGTCGGCCTCACGCCGGAGCAGCTGGCATGGCGCCGGTGGACGATCCGAAACGACTGCGCGGGCGACGAGGCGCTGTTCCGGCAGGAGTACCCAACCTTCCCGGAAGAGGCATTTTTGACGACGGGCCGCCCGTTCTTCGACAACGAGAAGGTGATGCTGCTGGCCGGCACGGCGAAGGAGCCGGAGCACATCGGCTTTTTCGAGTACACGGAGCGGGCCGACGGCTGCCCGGAGGAGATCACCTGGGTGGAGGATCGTGCGCGGGGCTTCATACGGCTGTGGGAACTGCCGGAGAAGGGCGTCCCCTATGTGATCGCGGCGGACAACGCCGGCGACGGCACGGATCGCTTCACGGCCCACGGCATCAACAACACCACGGCCTTGCAGGTCTGCGAGTACGAGAACCCGGTCAGCGAAATCTTGTTTGCCCGGCAGCTGTGGTGCCTGGGCAAGTTCTTCAACTGGGCGCTGCTGGCCATAGAAATCAACTACGGCAGCTACGCGGAGCTGACGCTGGAACAATGGGGCTATCCGAAGCTGTACCAGCGGCAGAGGTATGACGAGATCAAGAAGGACTACGTGGACGCCTACGGCTTCCGCACCGACACCAGGACGCGGCCCCTCATTTTGAGCAACTTCCGGCGAGTCGCCGCGGAAACGCCGGAGTGCATCCGCAGCCGGTGGCTGCTGCTTCAAATGCTGCTGTTTCAGTATGACAGGGACGGCAAGCCCCAGGCAGTCGAGGGAGAACACGACGACCTGGTGCTGTGCGCGGCCATCTGCCACATGGCCAGGGCGCAGCAGGAGACGGAGACCACCGAGGAGGCCCCGCCGGTGCGTGAGAAGCTGATCCGCCAGCTGGAGCGCGGAAAGTCCAGGCGCCTGCGATAAAAAGCTGGAGCGGTTACACGACACCACGGGCAGAAAACCCCGGAGCTGTTGATTTTCAACGGTTCCGGGGCTTTTTCATGTTGAAGGTAACAGAGGGCCTCCGCATTGTAGCATGGTATCACGGGGCACGGGCAGCGCGACAGCCGGGCTTCTTTACGATCACCCGCCCATAGTGATCTCCTCCAATTTTCTTCTTCCCGGCTGCCGCGCCCATGAGCTGAGAGGGCGAAAGCCCCTCCCAGGCCCGGCCCTCTGCCCCGGAATACGCAGGGCAAAAGCGCAAAAATGCCAAAGAGAAAGGAACCCCATGGATGAATTTACAAACCCGACAATGAGCGGCGGGGAGCCGGAAGACGTAGGCCGGCAGGACACGAACACGCAGGGCCAGGACGCAGGCCCGGACACTTCCCCGGAAGGCGACGGCCAAACCGGCGGAAAGTCCGCAGCTGATGGCGCCGATCAGCAGGGTGCGCGGGCGGTCAACGCGGCAATCGCCGCAGCACGCCGGAGAGCGGAGAGGGACACCGAGGAGCGGGTGCGCCGTCAGACGGACAGCGACATCGCCGGCTATCGGATTCCCAACCCCGCGAAGCCCGGCACGTATTTCAGCTCGAAGAAGGACTTGGAAGACTACTCCGAGGCGCTGCGCCGCGCCGACGCCCAGCAGCGGGCGAAGGCCCAGGGCCGCAGCGTGGAGGAGGTCGTGGAGGAGGACGCAGACAGGGCTTTCATCCGGGCCCAGCGTACTGCCGCCGCCAAGGCCGAGGAAGAGCACAAGAAGCAGCAGGAGCGGGACAGCTTCATCGCGGCAGACGTGGAGGATTTCCAGAGCCGGTACCCAAATGTCGATATTGCGTCGGTGGACAGAAACCCGGCGTTTCGGCGTTTTGTGGGATCGCGCTACGGCAAGGAACCCCTTGCCAATCTCTGGGGCGACTATGTGGCCCTGGTGGGCGAGACCGCCGCGCAGCAGCGGGCGGAGAGCGCCGACAGAAGGGCACGCTCCACAGGCTACGGCATCGGAGGCTCCGGCAACACCCTCACAGCGGCGCAACGAGCGGCGCTGAAGGAGTGGAACGCCGAACACCCGGAGATGCACATGACCGAAAAAGAATTTCTCGAAATGTAGCAAGGAGGAAAACGAAACATGAAACCCTATCAGAAGGCAGACGGCCAGGTGCTTATCAGCGCCAGGGAGTACGACATCGCCTACAACACGGCCATCAAGATCGGCCAGGTGGTGGCGCTCTCCGAGGGCCTTGTGGTCGCTGCGGCGGCCAACATCACCACCCAGATTCTCGGCATCGCGGCGGAGAACCACAGCGGCACCGCCGATGCGCTTGACCCCCGCGCCAACGGCACGAAGATCATGGTCTATGACGACCCGATGCTGATCTTCCAGAGCCCGGTGCCCGTCGTGGCCGCCACCGGCGGCAGCGCCACCACCATGACCGCCAGCACGCTCGGCGCTTTCAGCAACGACGACTTCAACGGCGGCTACATCGTGCTGCTGGAAAAGGCCGAGGGCTCCACCAACACCGACGTGATCGGCAAGGTGGATCGGATCACCGACTACGCCTACACCAGCAGCGGCACCGTCAGCACCTTCACCAAGGCAAGCGGCGGCACCCCCTACGCCGGCGACAAGTACGCCATCTTCCCGCCCATCGGCTTCCGCAAGGGCAACCTGGACAGCACCACGCGGGACAAGCTGGTGCTGACCGCCACCGCCAGCCTGCCCATCAAGGTCGTGGGCATGGACATCGAGCGCGGCCTGGTCAACATGATGGCCCTGCTGCACACGCTGGGCGTCGAGGACTAAGGCCGAAACAGGAACAAAGAGGAGGAAATAACAATGCCTGATTTCACTGCATGGAAGACCGACAACTACAAGTTCGTCGGCAAGGCGTTCAAATACGCCTATGACAACCGCATGAACAAACTCCTGAGCATCGTCGGCGTGGCCCACAGCAAGAGCGTGGACTATGAGCTGACCGGCTCCGGCGGCTATGGCGAGATGCCGGAGTACGACGGCCACAACCTCAATGAGGTGCAGGAGCGCCGCGGGTTCAAGACCATCGTGACGCCCGGTGAGTTTTCCATCACCCGCGTCGTGGGCTACAAGCAGGCCAAGATCGACAAGTCCGGCGCCTGCGCCAAGGTGGGCGCCCTGCTGGGCGACAGCGCCAGCATGACGGTGTATGTGCATCTGCTTCGGATGTTCAGCAACGCCTTCAACGCCGATTTCAAGGGCGGCGACGACAAGCCCTGGGCGGCCAGCGATCACCCCGTCGCCAGCAAGGGCAGCAGCGGCAGAAAGTACATCGCTGACCCCGACGCCGGCACCTACAGCAACCTGATCAACCTGTCGCTGTCCGTGGCGTCCATCACCAAGGCGCAGAGCCAGGCCAGCCGCTTCGTCACTCCCGACGGTCTCCCGATGCTGGCCGACATGAACCTGCTGCTGGTCAGCCCGGAGCTGGAAGCCGACGCAATCAAGATTTGCGGCGAGAACGCCCGGTTCCGTCCTACCCAGAACCCCGCGGACAACACCAACGCGGCCAACCCGCTGCCCAATCTCCAGTACATGGTGCTGGGCGGCGGCAAGGACGGCTTCTCCGCCAAGCAGTGGGCGCTCTGCGATCCCACGCTGATGAAGCAGATGGTGGAGCTGGTGTACATCACCGAGCCCACCGTGATCCAGAATCAGCTGGACAACCCCCTGAAGGACGCCTATACCGCCTATGCCGACTTCGGCAGCGGCTGGGGCGACGCCCGCCAGATCATCTTCTCCAGCGGCTCCTGATGGGGCGCGGAGAAACGAAACGACTACGCAAAAGCCTCGCCCGGTTTTCCGGGCGGGGCGATTGCAGTAATTAGGAGGACATCGAAATGGTTACTGTACACGATTTTACGATGCCCGTATTTTACGGGTTAAGCACCGACACCAAGCCCACCGGGATGAACGGAATGAACGGCGCGAAGTTCATCGAGATCGACACCCACGCCGAGTTCTACTACGACGAGGCCGGCGACCAGTGGTGCGCCAAGCCGGAGCCGGAGACCCCGGACAGCACCCCGGACGCCGACGCTGACGCATAAGACCGAGGAGGGCATGACATGACGCTCGCAGACGGAAAACGAAAGGTTTATATGCTGCTGGATGAATACTCCAGCGGCGGCATCGTGACGCCGGACGCGGACATCGAAAGGAAGATGGCGGACTTCTTCGACACGGCGCAGAAACAGGTCTGCGCCGTGAAGCCGATCCGCCGCAGCTACACGGTGACGCGGGTGACGGGCCAGACGGACTACGCCATGCCGGGAGACTACCGGGAGCTGTATTGCGTCTGGAGGGACGGGAAACGGACGCGCCGCTATGACTGGCGGGGCGGGAAGATCGTGATCCCTCTGGACGACGCCGCAACGGTGGAGATCGAATACTTTGCTTTCCCGACCACCATCACGCCGGACACGGACGACAGTTACGAGTTTGAGGTGGCGGAGGACGCCCAGCAGGCCATGCCCTTCTTTGTGGCATCCCAGCAGCTGATCAGCGATCTGGTGCTGGACTACTCTGCCCTGCGGAGCGAGTACAACGCCGCGCTGGCCGCCATCACGCCGGACGAGCCCGGCGGCGTCAGGATGCGGCAGGCGCTATTCTCCAAGGGGGGCTGATGTATGCCGAGAAACAGCTCGGTGCATATCGAAAGCACCACCTACTCCAAGTTCCGGGGCGCGGACTTTTCGACAGACCCCGCCCTGGTGGACAAGACCCGGAGCCCCCTATGCACGAACATGATCTCCGACGTGGGCGGGATGCCGGAGAAGCGATGCGGCTGGCGGACGCTGCACACCATCAAGGACGGCGACACGCCGCTGAAGATCAACGGCCTGCACAGCATGGTGTACTCCGGGACGGTGTACCGCTATGTTCACGCCGGCACCAAGCTCTTCACCTGGGACGAGACCGATCTGACGCCCGTGCTGCGTCTTTCCGGGCTGAACAACGCGAAAAGCCGCAGCGTTTCCCTGGGCGGCAAGCTCTGGATCGTCACCGGCGGGGAGCTGATCCGCTGCGCCGGGGAGACGGTGGAGCGGGTGACGGGCCTGGGCGACGCCGCCTACATCCCAACGACGGTAATCACCAGGACGCCAACGGGCGGCGGCGTCAGCTACGAGGACGTGAACATGGCGACGCCGTACCGCAAAAACGCCTTCCAGACTGACGGCTCGGCCACGGCCTTCCAGCTGGACAGCGCCCCCATCGACGAGACCGGGACGGTGCGCTGCTGGGTGTGGGGCACGGAGACCACGGCCTTCAGCGTCAACCGCACGACGGGCGTTGTGACGATGAACAGCCCGCCGGCGGCGCCGGACGCCGGCAGCGCGGACGGCCTGGTGGTGCAGTTCCCCAAGACTGTCAGCGGCTACGCCGACATCGTGAACAAGTGCAGCATCATCACCACATACGGCGCCGGCAACAGCGACAGGGTGGTAATCTCCGGCAATCCGGATTGTCCCAACCGAGACTTCATCAGCGGGCTGAATGATCCCACGTACTTCCCGGATCTCTCCTACTACGACGTGGGCATCGAGGGCGTCCCGATCCGGGGCTACTGCCGCATCGGCAATATGCAGGCCGTGGTGAAGGAAAACAACGGCCAGGACAGCGCCATCTTCTTCCGCACGGCCAACGTGGACAGCGACGGGAAGGTGTCGTTCGCATTGAGCCAGGCCATCGTCGGCGTGGGCGCCGTCTCCGCCGGGAGCTTTGCGACGCTGCTGGACGAGCCCCTGTTCGTCTCCGGCACCGGCATCTATGCCGTGGCGGCGAACTACCTCACAGGCGACAGAGTGGGCCAGAATCGCAGTTTTTACATCAACGCGAAGCTGACGGAGGAGGCGCTTGCCTCCGGCGAGGCGGTCAGCTACAAGGGCATGTACCTCCTGGCCTTCCCGAATGGCCACGTTTACGTCCTGGACGGGCGGCAAAACAAGACATACCGCAGCGAGAGCCTGGGCGACTACGTGTACGAGGGGTATTACTGGGAGGGCGTCCCGGCCAACTGCTGGCTGAACCTGATCTCCGGGCAGAGCGAGACCCTTTACTTCGGTACAACGGACGGGCGCATCTGCCGCTTCAATACCGACATCAACGGCGTGGCACGCTTCGCGGACGACGGAGCGGGCATCGACGCCGTCTGGGCGACGATGATGGACGACGACGGCGACGCCACGGTGCTGAAGACGATGATCAAACGCGGCTGCGCCGTGACCATCAAGCCCTATGTGCGGAGCAGCGCCAGAGTCTGCCTGCGGACAGACCAGGACGCGGTGGATCGCCAGGTGGCCGCGGAGAACATCGACATCTTTGACTGGGAGGACATCGACTTCGAGAGGCTCACCTTTGACAGCAACGACGGCCCCCGCGAGGTATTCTTTAACGCCAAGGTGAAGAAGTACAAACGCCTGCAAATCCTGATCCGCAACAGCGTGGCGCTGGAGGGCTTCGGCGTCTTCGCAATTACAAAGCATTTCGTGCGCGGCAATTTCGCAAAGAGGTGACAGCATGAAAAACAGGAAACAAAAACCCATCATTTCCGGCTATGACTTTTCCACGACGGAGGAGCGGCTGGTGAACATCCCGGCGCTCTTCGACAAGGCAAAGGCCGCCAGGACAGTCCGGGAGGCCATGTGGGAGAAGTTCAACGACTACTACAACTTCATTCACGATGTCACCGGCGAGGTCAGCGAGTACGCCCAGGAGAGCGGGCTGCCCTTCACGCCGGCGGTCTGCCCCGACCCGTGGATCACCGTGGAGAGCCAGATCGACCCCGTTGTGCCGGAGCCGGAGTTCCGGGGCCGGGACGACGACCTGGACAGCGCAAAGGCGAAGCAGCGGGAGCTGGCCGTGAAGTACATCACGGAAAACAACAGGCTGGATCACATGAACACGGCCAACGAGCGCCGGCTGCTGAAGCTGGGCGACGCCTTCTTCAAAGCCTTCTGGGACATTTCCATGCGCTGCGGCGTCCATGAGGGCGACATCCGCATCGCGGACATTTCCCCGGAGGCCATCTTCCCCGATCCCGGCCTCCGCACCGGCGACATCCAGGAGGGGCAGTATGTGGCCCACGTCTATACGATCCACAAAGTCCAATTTTTGCAGCTGTACGGGGAGCGGCTGCGGGCCCTGGACAAGACCGTGGACGAGATCGACAGCCAGAGCTATGTGCCCGTCAGCAGCGTGTTTGACCTGTCAACGGCAGTCGACGATAAGACCGACATGGTTCAGATTCTGGAGTTTTGGTTCCGCTGGCCGGAGGACGGCACGGCGGAGACCCCGGACGGGAAAAAGGTGAAAGTCCGCGCCGGCACCGTCGCCTGTTCCATCCAGGCCGGCGACACGGAGCTGAAGCTGATCCCGTCCTACTGGGAGAAGACCTGGCGACAGTGCAAGCTGTTCCCCTTCGTCCACTATTGGCGCATCCGGGACGAAAACGAGTTCTGGAACAAGTCGGAGCTGTACCCGATCCTCGACCTGGTGGACGCCGAGGACAGGAAGCTGTCCGCCGCGCTGATGAACGACGCCTTCATGGCGAATGACATCATCCTGGTGGAAAAGGGCGCCCTGGCCGACGGCGCGGAGATCACCAACGAGCCCGGCGCGGTGGTGGTGGTGAATCAGAACCGCATGGCAGGCGTGCGGCGCCTGGGCGGCATCCAGAGCGCCGGCAACGCCACGATCCTGCTGAACTATCTGAAGGAGCGGATCGAGGCCACGAACCGCAACTGGGACAGCGCCCAGGGCAAGGAAACGGCCCGACAGACCACGGCGACGGGCCTGGCGATGCTCCGGGAGGACAGCAACGAGCAGGCCGACATCAAGAAGGCAGACCGGCGGGCCGGCTTCGAGCGGCTTTACGAGCTGCTGGACTGGTCTGCGCTGGAGTTCTTCGACGACGACCGGCTCCTGTTCCTGGGAGCGGATAAGGAGCGCGGCAGGCCGGAGGCCGTCTCCGTCGTCTTCAACCGGGACAACTTCGCAACGACGCAGCCCCCCGTCTTCGACCTGCTCACAAACGAGCTGGTGCGCGACGAGTGGGAGTACTTCCCCAAGGTGGACGTGACCGTGACCGCCGGAGACGGGGCCAGCCGCGGCAAGATGGCAACGCTCCAGGCGCTGTCGGCGCTGACCCAGGCGAATGTCAATGCAGACAACTGGCGGCTTTACGCGGCCCAGCTGGACATTCTGGACATTCCCAACAAGGCGGAGATCATCGAGGGCTGGCGCCAGAAATTCGAGCCCCAGGCGCAGCCGACGCCCGACATGATGGGCGGAGCGGCGCCCGGCATGATGGGCGGCATGATGCCCGGAGCGACGCCCGTGACAGCACCGGCGGCCATCGAGCCCTCGGCGCCCATGACGGCGGTGCCGCCGGAATTGCAGGGGGTGGCGCTATGAAGTGCCCGGTCTGCGGCATTGAAATGAAGCTGGAGGGCAGGACGCCCGACGGCACGACCTGGAGCTGCCGGAACGCGAAGTGCCCGAAGCACGCGGAAAAGCAGCTTGTGAAGGAGGAAAAATCAAATGAGTCTTGACAGTTACAAAATTCAGGACAGCGACATCGCCGCAAAAGGCGTTATTTCCGCGCCGAACAAGCTGACCGGCACGGCCCAGGAAAACAAGGCCGTTTTCGATAAGCTGATCCGTGAGGCGGTCAAGGGACTGTATAACAGCCTGATCGACGCGCTGGTGGGCACCGGCGGCGCCGGCGAGATCGGCGTGACGGCCATCACGGGCGTCACCGGCGGCGACATCCAGACGGTGCTGGGCAGTCTGAAGACGCTCCTGGACACCAAGGCGGGCGACACCGCCACCACGGCGGCCCTGGCGCTGAAGAGCGACAAGAGCGTGACCAACCTGCACTTCAAAGCGGTCAGCCTGGACTCCGACACCGGCGTCTTCACCTTCACGCGGGAGGACGGCACCACCATCACCATCGACACCGTGCTGGAGAAGGTGGCCACAAACTGGACGTATGACGCCGACACCCAGAGCCTGGTGCTGACGCTGGCGGACGGTTCCACGGTTTCGGTGCCGTTGAGCGCGTTCATCACGGAAACGGAGTTCGACGACAGCAGCACCATCACATTCACGGTCACGAATCACGTGGTCACGGCGGCGATCAAGTCCGGCAGCATCACGGACGACATGCTGGACTCCGACCTCATCACCACGCTGCAAGGGCTGGTCGGCGCCGCGGCGGACAGCGCCACCGCCGCCCATCAGGACGAGGAAGCGGCCAAGGGCTACAAGCAGAACGCCTCCGACAGCGCCGGCGCAGCGGCAAACAGCCAGACGGCAGCCGCAGCCAGCGCCACCCTGGCGCAGAGCTACGCCGAGGGCGGCACCAACACCCGGACGGGCGAGGACACCGACAACGCCAAGTATTACAAGGAACAGGCCGCGGGGAGCGCCAGCAGCGCCGCCGGCAGCGCCACGGCAGCCGACGGCAGCGCGGAGGACGCGGAAGCCTGGGCCGTGGGCCAGCGGGACGGCACGGATGTCGGAGACACCGACCCGACCTACCACAACAATGCGAGATACTGGGCCGAGATCGCGGAGCAGGCCGCGGGCGGCGGCGTCACGTCGTTCAACGGGCGCACCGGCGTCGTCGTCCCGCAGGACGGCGACTACACCAAGGACATGGTGGGCCTCGGAAACGTCCCCAATGTCACGACCAACGACCAGAAGCCGACCTACGAGGCGGCGGCAAATCTCACGGCCCTGTCCACCGGCGAAAAGCTGTCGGTGGCCTTCGGGAAGATCGCAAAGGCCATTTCCAGCCTGATCACCCACCTGGCGGACACCAACAACCCGCACAGCGTCACCGCGGCCCAGGCCGGAGCGGTGGCAAAGGACGCCAACAGCAGCGTGGCCTTCACGATGGGCGTGGACGCCGGCGGCCTCTACATGGTGACCCCGGACGAATAAGCAGAAAGGAGCTTTTTACATGGGAAAGGTTTATGTAGCAAAAGAAGAAACAAGCCAGGAGATTCTGGCGCTTCTGAAAAAGGAGCAGATCTACGGCTTCATCGAGCACAACGCGACGCTGGCGCCGGGCAGCCGCATTGAGTACATCGGCATCAACCGGGACTACTCGCCCATCGTGATCACAAAGGGCGGCGGGTACAGCCTCACCAGCTGGGCGGACTTCCCCTGGCTGAAGGAGAACAAGCCCTATATGGTGAAGGCCGACGGCACGGCGGACTATGCGCTTTGCGAGACCGACTACACCAAAAAGGCCGACGGCGTGACCGCCAGCGACGTGGCCAACACCAGCTACAACGGCGGCGCCTTCGCCTGGGCCCCGAAGATTTACAAAATGGAGTATATGCTGGGCGATGATCGCTACGTCCTGTTTTCCATGACGGAGCGGGACGGTTTCGAGCCGGTGGGCTTCATTGATCCCAACGGAAACGAGCTTGACGGCGTCTGGATTCCGATGTTTTACGGCTCCATCGTCAGCTCGAAGATGCGCTCCATCTCCGGCACCCAGCCGGACTATGGACACACCACGGCGGAGCAGAAGACGGCCATAGACGCCTTTGGCAGCCGCGCCAAGTTCTTCGGCGGGGCCATCGTGGAAACGCTGATCGACCTGATGATTATGTTCTGCAAGAACACGGACTTGCAGGACGCCTACGGGTACGGCAACTGCAACGGCTACAATTCCGGCGGGTCTCCCACTTACGGCGTCAAGGCCAATGCTGTCGTGGGCGGCGGCCAGTTCTACGGGACGAGCGACAAGACCTCGCTGAACAAGGTTTTTCACAGCGTCGTGCTGGGAACCTATCAGCAGTATATGCGCGATCCCTACACGCTGCTGGTCAGCGGAGCGGTGAAGGTCAGCAAGAATTACAGCTATGACCTCACCGGCGCGGCCTACACAGCCGCCGGCATCACCTTCGACTCGACCTCCAGCGGGTGGGAATACCCCAATAAATACGTGGCCGTCCCCGGATTCGGAGCCCTCCCCGTGAGACCGTGCAGCGGATCGACGAGCACCGGCGGTTGTGACGGCCTTTACGTCAACGCCAGCGACGTGCGCGTGGGCCTGCGCTTCGGGGCTTGCGACTCTGACCTGATTGATGGCCCGCGCTGCTTGAACCTCAACATTGACGCGGCGTACGCCATCTGGTGCATCGGCGCGGCCGTCCTTCTGTTGCCACCTGCCAGCGTGTAGGCGGCAGCCGGAACGCCGGGGGGTCTGGGGGTGCGCCGCAAGGCGCAACTCCCCCCAGGGGTATCTATACGAATAACAGGGGTGTGTGCGGCGGGTGCCGGTGGGGGCTGGCCTGCGGCGCGTGGGCCTGCGCTTCGGGAATTGCAACAATGACCTGATTGATGGCCCGCGCTGCTTGAACCTCAACAATGACGCGGCGAACGCCAACTGGAACATCGGCGCGGCCTAGTTCTATCTAGGACTGCCACCACCCGCGGCCTGCGCTTTGCGAGTGGGGGCGGAAGGAATACAGCAAAATGCCGACACACATCATTTACACCGCTGGGCGTTGAAATACGCCTCATCCGCCGTTATCGGTCTGGGGAGTGGTAATTGTTCCGTTGCAGGGCGGGCGGCAAGGCGGTCGAACCTACCGTCCGTAGGAGATAGAAGGAGAAACTATCTTGATGCAAACAGCAAAGAGCTTTCTGCCAGAGGAAAGCCACAAGCAGTATAAATACCTACACCGGCAGGCGTGTCAGGAGGAAATCATCCGCCGCGCCTATCTTAAAATGCGGAAAGGGAAAACACACAGAGCGGAGATCCAGTACATTGACGAACACCTGGACGAAGAGATCGAGAAGATGCGGCTGGTGATCGTCAACACGAAGCCGCCGGGCGTCCCGGTGGAACACCCGGAACTGGCCTTCCGCCCGTCGCACAAGCAGCCGCGCCTGGTCTTCGAGGGCGGCAAGTGGCGCAAAATCTATATGCCGCCAGCCTATGAGCAGTGGGTGCATCACATTATCATCGCCGTGCTGGAGCCGATCATCACCCGGAGCTCCTACGGACTAAGCTGCGGGAGTATGCCGAAGCGCGGAAGCAGCCGGGGCAAGAAGGCAATCGAGCGATGGATCAGGGAAAACCCGAAGCAAAGCCGGTACTTTGCAAAATGCGACATCCGGCACTTCTACGACAGCATCCGGCTGGAAATTCTCATGCGGGAGCTGCGAGTCCATATCAAGGACGAGTGGTTTCTGTACCTCATAGAGCTTTGCCTGTCGGACTTCAACAGGGGTGTGCCCCTGGGATATTACATATCCCAATGGCTGGCCAACTACCTGCTGGAGCCTATGGATCGCATGATCGTGGAGGAGCTGGGCGCCGGCATCTTCTGCCGGTACGCGGACGACCTGGTGATCATCGGGCCAAACAAGAAGAAGCTGCACGCCCTGCTGCGGAGCATCCGAATGATGCTGGGCAGGCGCTTCCGGCTGAAGCTGAAACGCACCTACACCGTGGCGAAGTTCGACTATGTGAAGCGAGGGCGGCGCATCGGGCGCGACATCGACTTTATGGGCTTCCGATTTTTCCGGGATCGGACGACCATACGGAAGGCTATCATGTGCGCGGCCACGCGGAAGGCCACGCAGATCGCGGCAAGGGTCTCCGCCGGCGCCGCCGTCTATCGGAAACACGCGGCGGCAATTCTTAGCTACATGGGCTGGTTTGAGGCGACGGCATCTTATGGGTGCTACCTGCGGTGGATCAAGCCCAAGGTGAAAATAAAGACCATGAAAAGGATCATTTCAAAACTTCAAAGGAGGGCAAACGAACATGACAGAATGGAAAGCGGAGCGGTGCGCGTCTGCGCCTAGTCCCTTGCAGATCATCGCGCCGGGGCTCTACATGGAGCGGAAGAACATCCAGGCCGTTCAGCATGAGGCGGAGGCCGGGATGCCGGCATACACCGACTATTCCTGCGAGTGCCGGGAGATCACGGTCTCGGAGTACGAAATGCTCCAATCCATCACAGAGATCGACAACAGCAAGGCCATCGACGACTACACGATGCAGCTCATTGAACAGGGGGTGCTGTAAATGTCCATTTTAGTCGAGAGTTTGAAACGGCTCTATGAGGCCGGCAGGCTGACAAAGGCGCAGGTGCGCCAGCGCGTGGAGCGCGGCACAATCACGGAGGCCGACTATGAGTACATCACGGGAGAACCTTATGCTGCATGAGGAGATCGCGGCCATGAGCATCCCGGAGCTGCTGGAGCTGATCCGGCAGCTCACGGAAGAAATTGAACTTAGGGAAATGGAGAAAGCGACATGAAAAAGTACATTGATGTCAGCGAACACAATGGCGACATCGACTGGGAGCGGGTCAAGGGCTCCATCGACGGCGCCATCCTGCGGGCCGGCTACGGCAAAGGCAACGCGGACAAGAAGTTCACCCGGAACGCCGCCGAGTGCAACCGCCTGGGCATCCCCTGCGGGGCATATTGGTTTTCGTATGCGCTGACGCCGGAAATGGCGGCGGCGGAGGCGAAGGCGCTGCTGGAGGCGGTCAAGCCCTATCGGATGGAACTGCCTCTGGCCTTCGACTTCGAGTACGACAGCGTGAGGGTGGCGGCCAGGAACGGCGTGACCATCACGAAGGAACTGGCCTCCAACATGGTGCGGGCCTTCTGTGAGGCCATCGAGGGCGGCGGCTACTGGGCGCTGAATTACGGGAACCCGGACTATCTGGCCAGATACTTCGACGAGGCCATCCCGCTGCGCTTCGGCGTCTGGCTGGCATCCTGGCCTGGAGGCAGCCCGGATCTGAACACCCCGCCGCGCAAGTGCGCGATCTGGCAGTACACCAGCAAGGGCCAGGTGGACGGCATCGCCGGAAACGTGGACATGAACGTCAGCTATACCGACTTCGCGGATATGCTGAAGGGCATGGGCATGAATCACCTGGCAAAGCAGAACGTGTACGAGGACGAGGACGGCAGCCCGATCTTCGAGTACACCCAGGCCCAGGCGCCCACAGACCCGAAGCTGCGGGCCATGGAGTGGGCGAAAAACGAAGGCATGATCCCAGACAACGCGGAGGCTGCGGCGCCCATCACCTGGGGCGACTACGCCCTGCAAATGTTTCGGGAGTACGGCCCAGAAGACGAAAAGGACAGCCGGGACAGCGGTATGCTGACCGACTGACGAGGAGGACAACATGAAAGACTTTGCAATCAAGGGGACGATCACGGTGATCTTTGCGGCGGCTGCCGCTTATTTCCACAAACTCATGGGGCCGGTGATTGTGCTGGCCATCGTTATGGCCGGCGATTACGTCACCGGCGTGGCCGCCGCCTGGGTGGCGGGGACGTTAAGCTCACGCGCCGGGCTTTTGGGCTTCATCAAGAAGCTGGGGTACCTTGTGGCCGTGGGCGTGGCCGTGGTGGTGGATTATGTGATCGTGGAAGCCGCCGCCGGCACGGGCGTGGACTTAGGCAACAATCACATCTTCGGGCTGCTGGTCACGATCTGGTTTATTTTGAATGAGTGCATCAGCATCCTGGAGAATTTGAGCGAGATCGGCGTGCCGCTGCCGGGCTTTCTGTCGGCCATCGTGAAGCGCCTGAAGAAGAGCGCAGAGAAGACCGGCGAGGCCCATGCAAACCAGGACGACGAAAAGAAAAAGGCGCCGGACGACGCCGACAGCGAAGAGTAAGGAGGCGCAGACATGGCAGGAACGAAACAGAGCTTCAGCACCGGCCAGAAGACCACCTACATCGACAACTCCGGGAACAAGCAGGCCGGGTACACCGCCCCGGCGGCCACCCCGGCGGCCACCCCGGCGACTTCGAGCGCAAACGCCGCGACGTATAACAACTATATCGCAAAGTACACCGCGGCCAAGGCGGCCCAGCAGGCAGCGCAGACACCGGCTGCCGCGCCGGCCACGACCTACACGGACGTGCTGGTTAATCAGCAGCGGGCCACGCAGACGCCGGCGGCCAGCTCCGGCGGTACGATCCAGGCACAGAAGACCACGTACCCCTTGGCGGCGAATGAGAAGCCGCAGGCGACGACGCTACCCAGGACGACGACCGAGGCCCCGCACGTGGCGCTGTATGCAGCCAAGGTGTCTCCTGCGGCGAGCGCCGCAAAGAGCTACGACAGCATGAGCGACGCGGAGCTGCGGGCCCTGGCGGCGCAGAACTCCGCCGACTGGTTCAACGCCGATGCGGCGAAACAGGCGGAACTCCACCAGGCCAACGTGGAGATCAACGCAATTCTGGATAAGCGAAGCGGCAGCCAGAGCACCTACAACGCCGCCAGCGGCACGTGGGAAACTACGCCGGCGGCCAGCAGCGGAGCGAAGGACGTGTTCGTGAATCCGACCACCCCGGCGACCAGCGCCGCGCCCGCCACCGCCGCACCCTACGAGACCACCTACACCGACGCCCGCGGCAATAAGTACACCGGGTACATCATCAACGGCAAGACCTACGTGGACGCAGCCGGCACCCAGGAGGTGCCCGTGGGCTCCTATGTGACGGACGCCTCCGGGCGCGTCTGGCGGAAGGGCTACGGGAACGCCTCCGAAATGGTCTATTCCCCGCTGGAGGAAGACCACTACGACTACATGACCGGCGTGGGCAACACGAAGTCGCTGGAGTTCACCACCCCGGACGGGTACCACGGCTACCTTGTAGCGAACCCCGACAAGGGCATTTACTACGTTGAGAGCAGCAATCACAGCCAGATCGGGTACATCGACAGCGCCGGCGTCTATCACTCCTCCCACTATGACAGCGACTACGACAAGGCGATGGCCGCCGCCGCGATGCAGACCGCTGCCAACAACGGCTATCAGTTCGACGGCAGCGGCATCGTGAAGATCGCCAACGGGCACGACCAGGACATGAACCGAACCTACCTCATTAACAGGTACGCCGACGCGCTGGATCGCGGCGAGGACGGCGCCGACATCCTCCGCCAGCTCGGATACACCGGGCCGGTGACGGAGGGCGTCAGAAGGACGGGCACCCAGGGAACGGGAACGACGCAGGGCACCCAGACGGTGACCGCCAAGGGGCTGACCGGCACCCAGGGGACGGGCGCCCAGCTTAGTCTCCAGGGCGTGACCGCGGGCGGCGCCCAGGAGTACAGCTCCGCGCTGCAAGACCTCCAGGCACAGCTGGAGCAGGTGGACTTCGCGCTGGAGCAGGCCAAGGCGCTGAACGACGAGCTGCACACCGCGCAGCTGGAGCAGGTCAGGGCCCGAATCCAGGAGCAGATCGCCACGCTGAACGAGCAGTATCAGTCGCTGAACCGGCAACTTTATGTGGACTACATGAAGAGCCGCCGCGATCTGCCGCAGCTCCTGGCCGCCCAGGGCTACACCGGCGGCCTGCGCGAGAGCAGTATGCTGGGCCTGGAGACCGCCTACGGCGAGAACCTGGCGCAGAATGAGCGGGAGCGCATGAGCGGCATCCGCAGCATCGAGGCCGGCGGCCTGGACAACGAGCTGACGCTGGCCATCGAGAACGCCAAAGCCCAGCAGGAGGCTGAAAACAATGCCTACGAGCGGGCGGCGAAGATTCGCGCCGCCATCATCGAGCAGAAGAACTACGAGGACAAGCAGGAGCGGGAGGCCCGGCAGCAGGAACAGCAGCTTGCCCAGCAGCAGATCAACGCCTACCTGTCGGCGGGCGGAGACCCCACGGGCATCCCAGCGGATCTGCTGGCGATCTCCGGGCTGTCGTCTTCCTACGTCGGCGCCATCGCGGACAACGTGGCGCGGCAGCGGCAGCAGGAAGACCAGGCGCTTGCCCAGCAGCAGATCAGCTCTTACCTGAAGGCCGGCGGCACGTCCGGCGGCATCCCCGACGACCTGCTGGCCGCGTCCGGGTACAGCACCGAATACATCAAGGCGCTGTCCGGCGAGAACCAGCCGAAGCTGACCGCCGCCCAGGTCAACAGCGCCATCAAGGACGGCAACCTGACGCCGCAGGTGCTGGCGGACTATGAGTATTACTACGGCCAGCCCTACCAGGCGCCGGCGGCAGCGACGCCCAGCTATACGCCGACGTATAACCCGACGACGAGTCCCGTGCAGTCCGTCACCCCGGCAAGCATCGCCGCCGGCGTCAAGAACATCATCAAAAACGGCGGGGCCTACGCCTACGAAGATGCCGCGGACTATGCCTATGCGTACGTGGCGAATGGCCTCATTGACGCAGACACCGCGGCGGCAATCGTGGCGGACGCCATGAAGAAATGACGAGGTGACACCATGGCAGGATCGGATAATTTCTACGCGCTCATCAACAAAAAGATGGAGGAGGAAGAGCAGCCCGCCGCATCCGGCGGCGCTGCCTCCTTCTACGCGCTCATCAACAGCAAGCTGGACGACCAAAAGGAGCAGGCGCCGGAGACGGCGTCTGCTTCGGGCTATAATTCGCTGGCGCTGCCGACGCCGGACGAGTGGGCCAACCGTTACATGGGAGAGCTGGGGGCAAACCTCCGGCTGAACACCACGCAGCAGAAGACCCGGCCGGCACAGACGCAGCCCGCGCAGGCCCAGCCCGTGCAGGCCAAGCCGACACAGACGGCGGGGGCCTCCATGGCGCTGCCCACGCCGGAGGAATGGGCAAACCGCGCCCAGGGGGAGCTTTCGGCGGCACTTCGCACGGTGCCGGGCGGCAGCGTGACGGTGCAGCCCGCGCAGAAGACCACCACCATCCAGACAGGCAAGGGCAAGGCAGAGCCCGGCGCCGCCGGCGGCGGTGGCCGTGGACGCACCACGGAGGCGGAGGCAAAGGCCGACGCCAGAGCTGCCAGGATGGAGGCCGCAGCATTTCAGCCCACGTCGGATATGTACCTGAACCCCAGGACGGCGGAAGCGGCGAAGACCATGCAGGACACCGTCAACGCCGCAAGGGCCAGAGCGGCAGAAAAAACCGCCGTGGCGGAGGCGCTGAAGCCGGAAGTGGAGAAGCAGCGGGAGAAGGTCGAGAAGGCCCAGAGGGAGCTGCGCGCCCTCGCGTACTCGAATAACACGCCGGAGGGCGTCAAAGCCTACGAGGCGAAGCTGGCGGAGTACAACGAGGAAAACCAGAAGCTGCACGAAATGGGCGGGCGCTACGGGCTGAAGGAGGACGCGCAGACCGTCGGCGAGAACCTGGTGGCCGGCCTCGCCGGCGCCGGGCGAGGGCTGGCAAACGCCGCGGCCTACGCCGGCCAGGAGATCACCCGCGGCCAGCTCATGGAGCAGAAGAGCGTCATGTCCGGCCTGCCTGGGCAGAAGGAGATCGCGGACAGCAGCGGGAAGCTGCTGGAGGATATGCAGCAGCGCGGGCTCCAGAGCTTCGCGCAGCAGGCGGACACCCTGGGGCTGGAAGGGCTGGCAAACGCCGATAAGAGCATCCAGGACTTCACCCGGCGAGCGGCGGAACATTCCTCCGCGTCCGGGAAAGTGACGAAGGCCATGGCGGCGACGGCCAACGGCGTCGGCGGCATGATCCCCTCCATCCTGGTCAACCTCGCAGCACCCGGCACCGGCCTCTGGGTGATGATGGCCCAGGCAGCCGGCAATGCCACCGAGGAGGCCCTGGAAGCCGGAGCGCAGGACGAGAAGGCGGTGCTGTACGGCCTGGCCGTGGGCGGCGTGGAAGCCCTAACGGAGAAGATCACCGGCGGCATCCCCGGCCTCAACGTCGGTGCCCTGGACGATGTGGCCGAGGGGATGGTGAAGAAGGCCCTGCAAAGCGGAGCGGCCCAGAAGGCTGCCATGCTGCTGTTTGACGCCCTGGGTGAAGGCTTCGAGGAGTTCATCAGCGAGTTTGCGGACTACGGGCTCAACCGCTGGCTGGTGAAGACCGACGGGCGCAGCCTGGCGGAAGTCAACAAGGACGCATGGTACGCCGGACTGATCGGGGCGCTGACCAGCCTGGCCATGAAGCTGCCGGTGGACGCCATCAAGGCCATGTCGCCGAAGGAGCTGGCCAGAGCTGTCGCGGACGAGACCGTGGAGCGGGTCGAGGCCAACCAGGAGGCCGAGGACTTGAAACTGACGACGGTGGACACCACAGAGACCACGGAGGCCACAGAGGGCAAAAAAACCGCCCCAAAGGCGGCGCCGACGCCGGAAGTCAAAACGACAGAGCCAGAACCAACGCCCCAGGACACCAAGCCGATGCCGCAGCCGGAGGGCTTCACCTATTCCGAGTGGGAGAACGGCCAGAAGGCCAAAACCGCCCAGGAAGAGGCCGAAGAGGCGGAATACTGGGCACAGCGAGAGCTTGAAGAGTTGGAGCAGGAGAACGCCAGGGCAGAACAGGAAGGCAAGGACATGGAGCGGAGATCCGCCCCGCCGACGCCGGAAGAGATCGAAGAGGTGGAACGCTGGAAACAGCGGAAGGCCCGGCAGACTGAAGAAGACCGACAGGCGGACGCCGATGCATACCGTGCCGCTACGGCGGAGGAGGACGCAGAGGCCGAATACGCCCGGATGGAGCGGGAAGGCAAACAGATGGAGCGCACCATCCCGCCGAAGGCGCCGAAGTCTCGCGCCGCGCTGAAGCAGCAGGTACAGGAGATTCTTTCGATCCCGGACGGAAAAAAAGCCCGCGCAAACGAGATTGTGGACGGCATCGCCGACGACATCCAGAACGGGCGCGACATTTCCGAGGAACGCATGGGGCGGTTGTTCGACGCGCTGCACGATCTTGGCGCCTTCGACCAACCGGCGGACACCTACTTCCGGGAGTTCCGAAACACGGTAAAGGGCACAAAGATTTTTGTGTCCCCGGAAATTCGGGCGGAGTTCGGGGACGATTGGAAGAGCTTTGCATCCAGAGCCCGCCGGGCAGGCATCACCCTCACCAACAACATCAACGACAAGGGCCCGGACGTTCATGCGGCAGAGCTGGCCGAAATCTACGGGATGCTGGACACGGAGGCGCACCCGGCGCAGCAGCTGGAGCAGATCGTCGATACTGCGGAACGCGGCACGACGCAGACTCTGACGGCGGAAGAACTGGAGGACATCCTGCGGGGCGAGTACGGCGACGAGATGGTACAGCAGCGCCTGGAAGACATGGAGCGGAAGTTCCGGCAGGTGCTTGATCTGTTCCGCCAGGGCGCCGAGACCGAGGTGGAAGTCCGCGGCCAGGCTGACAAGAAGATTCAGAAGGCCCAAGAGCGGAACGCCGCCTGGACGAAGCAGCAGATGGAGCGGCAGCAGGCAAGGTTCGACCAGCGGTTTGAAAAGGCGAAGCAGCAGGCCAGGGAGCGGGCAAAGCAGCAGATGGAGCGGAAGGCCCTGGCCGACCTCCAGAACAGGACGCTGAAGCAGCTCCAGTGGTTGAGCAAGAATCGGAACAGAACCGACAGCGAAATGCGGGCCCGTTTCGACAGCGTGCTGCGGAACATCGACACCATTGCCGTCAATGCGGCCAATAAGATGCGGATCGATAAGGCCAGCGGCATGACAGTCCGGGACATTGTAGAAATCTACAAAAAGGGAAAAGAAACAGACCCGAACTGGATGCCGAGCAAGAGGCTGGACGATCTGGTGATGCGTGTGGACTTTGACAAAATCGGGGACATGGACTACAACGCCCTGCAAGACCTTTATAAAGCCGCCGTCGGCCTGCGTACCGAGTATTACAACCGCAACAATGTTATCAACGACGAGCTGGGCCGCACCTTCGCCGACGCCTACCATGACAGCGTGGACGAGTTCAAGGCCACCAAGGGCTACGGCGAGGGCAAGGGCGAAAGCAAGGCGTCGCGCTGGTTTAACCGGCTCCAGCTGACGCCGGCGAACTACCTGCGGAGTCTTGTGGGATGGAAGAAGGGCAGCACCTTCGCGTCCTTCGGGAAACAGCTGGAGAACGGAGAACGGGCCTATAAAAAATACGTCGTGGATTCCGCGAAGCAGCTGGAGAAGTTCATCAAGGAGAACAAGGACTGGGTGCGCCGGGCGGACGGCCAGGGCAAGGACGCCATCTGGTACGAGTACGAGGTGCCGGAGCTGGTGGAGCTTCACATGGGAGACAAGCCCATCTATGGCAAGACGGTGAAGGTTTACATGACGCCGGCGCAAAAAGTCCACCTGGCGCTGGAGGCGGAGAACTACGACAACCTGCGCCACATGGAGGGCGGGCGCACCTTTGTGAACAAAGAGCTTTACAGCCAGGGGAAACGGGCGGAAGCCTTTGCAAAGGGCACCACCATCAAGATGTCGCCGGAGTGGGCCAGGAAGATCAGCAGCGACCTGACGCCGGAGGAGAAGGCGCTGAAAAACGCCCTAAGCAAATACTACAACGAGTACGCAAAGGGCGAGATCAACCGGGTCTCCAACGTCCTGTACGGGTATGACCGGGCCATGGCCGGCAGCTATGCCCCGATCTTCACCAACGACAACTACGTGGGCCACCAGGCGGGCGTCACGGACAGCACGGCGGAGGGCGTCGGCCATCTGAAGGCCCGCCAGTATTCCAAGAACCCCAGCTACAACATCGGCGCCTTTGACGCTTTCGAGCGCCACACGGATCAGACGGCCCGCTTTGTCGGGTACAGCATCCCCATCCGCAACATGGAGACGCTGATGAACTGGCGGGGCACGAACACCAGCCTGCGCGACGAGATCACCCACACCTGGGATAAGGAGAGCGGCACGGAGTACATCGACAAACTGCTGGCCGACCTCCAGACCACGAAATACACCGAGGAGGGCGCGGTGCAGGGCCTGGCCAATAAGCTGTTGAGCAACTACGTCAGCAGCGTGTTCGGCTTTAACCCCGGCATTGTGCTGAAGCAGGCGGCCAGCTTCCCACAGGCCGCGGCGATCATGGGCTACACGACGCTGCCGACGCCGAAGCAGCTGCTGAACGTGGACAGGGAGCTGATCGGAAAGTACACCCCGGAGCTGGACTACCGCGGGCTGGGCTATGCAACGCCGGAGACGGCGCAGCTGAAGGACAACCCCGGCCTGCTCCAGCGAAACAAGGCTATGAACTTCCTCTTCGGCGGCGGGGCCATCACCGCCATGGACGGCGCGACGGTGCAGAGCATCTGGCCGTGGGCGGAGAATTACGTCCGCAAAAACTTCCCCGGACTGGAGAAAGGAACCCAGGAGCAGATCGACGCCGGCGAGAGCCCCTTCTACAAGAAGGTGGCCGAGGTGTTCAACGAGGCCGTAAGCACAACGCAGCCCATGTATGACACCATGCACCGGGCGAAGATTATGACCAGCGACAAGGCCATAGACCGGGCGCTGACCATGTTCAAGACAGTCCCCCTGCAGCAGTACAACACCCTGCGGCAAGCCTTTGGAGAGCTCCAGGCGGCCAGAAAGAGCGGCGACGCAGCGGAGCGGAAGGCGGCAGCCAGGAAGGCGTCCAACGCCGTCACGGCCACGCTGGGCAGCGTTGTCGCCCTGGAGGGCGTCGAGCTGCTGAACCAGCTCTGGAAGAACGGGCTGAAGGGCTACCGGGACGACGACGACGAGCTGACGACCAAGAGCGCCGCAAAGAAGGTCGCGGAGCGGGCCGTCAGCGATCTGGCCGGCATGACCATCGGCGGCTCGGAGCTGTCGGAGCTGATCTTCAACAAAATCAACGGCAAGAAGTGGTACGGGATCGAGATTCCCGGAGGCGAACAGCTGAACGACGTGATTGACGCCTTTGCCTCTGCCGGAGAGGCGGCCACGAAGTTCGTGCGGGAGGGCGTCAACATCCTAAGCAACGGCGGCGATCTGGGCGAATACTACCGTATGCACGGCGCCGAGTACGCCGACGCGCTGAACGACGCGGCGGAGAAGTTCGCCATGTACTTCAAGGGCCTGCCGGTGCAGAATGTCAAGAAGTACCTGGGGGCGGGGCTGCGGATCGCTTCGCCGGAGCTGTACGCGCAGATCGAGGACAGCATCAACACCCCCAACCGGGCGACGCTGAAGAAAACCGACGAGAAGCTGCTGCCCACGCGCTTCCAGGACATGATGGAGCGGCGCATGGACATGGCCGGGACGTTCCCGGAGGCAACCTCGGAGGAGCTGGCGCGGCTGTATCAGGAATACGGCGCCACGGTGGCGCCGCCGGACGTGCCCACCAGCATCACGGTCAAGAAGGGCGACGACGCCAGCGAGAAGATCACCCTGGACGCCTATCAGACGCAGGTGTACGAGGACGCCTTCAGAGAGGCAACAAAGCCCACCCTGGCCGGGTTCGGACAGGACAAGGAGCTGCGCGGCCTGGACGACGACGCGAAGGCGGCCTACCTGAAGCGTCTCTATGCCGTGGCCGGCGACTACGCAAAGGGCGAGGTCGACGAGGACTACGACGGGGATTACACCGAGAAGATCAAGGCCATGCAGGACGCCGGCATCCCCATCCAGAGCATCATCAGCACCATGGCCATGAAGGCGGCCCTGCCGGACGCGCAGTTCGCGGCCTGGCTCGATACCGGCGTATATCGGGGCAAGACCCTGGAGACCGTGAAGGACGTGCTGAACGTCAAGACCACCTACGACGCGCTGAAAGCGACGGGGCTGGACAACGCGGCCATCTTCACCGTCACGGACGCCCTGGACGAGCTGAAGCCGGAGGAGAAGGGCGGCAGCGTGACGAAGTGGCAGAAGCTGGACACCATCGCCGGGCTTGATCTTTCCCAGGACGAGATCGACAAGGCCGCAAGCGCCTATCTGACCGAGGGCCAGATGGAGGGCTACCGAGAGTCCGGCCTGGGCCTGGGCGAGTACACCGAGGCCCTGCGGAAGAAGGAGGCCACGGAGGCCGACAAGGACAAGGACGGCGAAGCGATCCCCGGCAGCAAGCGCATGAAGGTCATGGAGCTGGTGGACGGAATGGATCTGACGGACAAGGAGAAAGACCGGCTATTCCAGGCGCTGGGCTACGAGGGCGAGAACAAGTGGAACACCGCCTACACCGGCGACGACTATGCGGCCTATGCCGGCATGACGGACAGCCAGCGCAGCACCTACATGAAGTACTGCGACTGGATGGACGCCGGGGATTATGCAAGGTATTCCGAGTCCATCGGAGACTTCCACGACATCAAGGACAGCAGCGGCAAGACCGTGGTGACGCGCAAGGCGCAGGTGATCGAGTACATCAACGCGCTGCCCCTGCTTGACGATCAGAAGACGGCCTTGTATGTCGCCATGGGCTACAATCCCAACATGACGGACAAGGGCTTCGCGGACTGTCCCTGGTGGAACAGCTTGCAGCTGCGGACGCAGTATTATCCCAAGTAAAGGGAAGCCGCCCCGCCGATCTTCGGCGGGGCGGTTGATATTTCATAGCTTACGGGAGTATGGAGGCCCGGACACCGGCAGGCTATGATTTTGGGTTAAATAAAAACGCGGTAGATGATGGAGAGCGTCGCCGTGGCCTTGTCCCAGGTGACGCGCTCGAACAGCGCCTTCGCTGCCGTGTTCTTTTCGCAGAGCGTGGCGTCCGTAGCCTCCAGCGTCTCCAGCGTGGAGCGGATGCTGTCGATCAGGGCGGCCTCGGCCTGCACGGCGTCCACGCGGGCCTCCAGCTCGGCGATCTTCCCCAGCGTCTCCGCCTGCTGGGCGTCCAGGGCTTCCTTGTAGCGCCGGTAGTCCTCCAGCGAGTCCACGCCGGCGGTGTATGCCTCCCGAATGCGGGACAGCTTGCGGTCATACTGTTCGGCCTGCTGGCGCAGCGTCTTCAGCTCACGCTCGGAATTGTCGGAGCGGGTCACGGTGTAGCGCAGCGGATAGGACGCGGAGCAGTCTGCCCGCAGCTTCTCCAGGATGGCGTCGTGCAGGGCGTCCGCGGTGATGCTCTGGCGAGATTTGCACCGGCGGCGCACGTAGCCGTTGCAGATGAAATAGCGGGGCTTCTGGAAGACCAGGGTGCTGCCGCAGTCGGCACAATGGACGATCCCGCCCATCCAGTCCTTTAACTCAAAGCTGGGGCGAGATTTCGGCCTGTGGGCCTCCGAAGCGGCGGCGACAAGTACCTGGACTGCATCGAAGTCTTCACGGCTGACAAGCGCCTCATGGTCGCCCTGGGTGATGATGGTGTCCGGGTTGTGGAAGTCCCGGCGCGTCCGCCCGGAGGGCGTCCAGCGCACCATGCCCAAATATACGGGGTTTTGCAGCCAGTACATAACGGTGCGGTTTTCGATCATGCCGCCACGGTGGGAGCGGATTCCCCTGTCGTTCAGATTATCAACGATCTGCCAGACCGGCACGCCGGCCAGGTAGTCGGCATAGACCTCGCGGATCACGTCGGCCTCGGTCTCTTCAGGGATCATGGCAGGCCCGTCCTCCGCGGGGTTCTTTTTATACCCGAAAGGGGCGGCGGTCTGGAGGACGCCGCGCTCGGCGTTCACCGTCATGGAGCGTTTCACCTCGCCGGCCAGGCGGATGCTGTAGTATTCGTCCATCCATTCGATGATGCGCTCGATCAAATCACCGAAGGGGCCCTCGATCAGCGGCTCGGAAATAGAGACCACGTCGACGCCGGCCTTTTGCAGCAGGTTTTTATAGACGATGCTTTCCTCCTGGTTCCGGGCGAAGCGGGCGAACTTCCAGACAAGGATCACGTCAAAGGGATGCTCCGGGCTCTTCGCGGCGGCGATCATTTCAATAAAGCGGGGGCGCTTCTCGGCCTTGCGGCCAGAAATGCCATCATCTTCGCAGAAAATATATTGATCCAGGATCACACAATCGTTTTTCGCCGCCCACTTCCGCACCTCCTCCAGCTGGGAGTCCGGGGACAGCTCCGTCTGATCGTCGGTGCTGACGCGGATATATACCGCGGCGATCTTCGGCTCCGGCATGGCGGGGCCTCCTTTCTGCATCAATCGGCACCTTTGGCGGCTTCCCACTCTGCGTCGAATTGGCCGTCAAAGTAACCCTCGGCGTAGCCGGTGGTATATCCGGCGTCGGTGCCTTCGTCGTATCCCTCTTTATAGCCCTCTTTGTAGCTCTCCGCGGCGCCGGCGGCCTGCCCGTCCTCATACCCGGCAGCATAGCCGGCGCGGTAGTCGTCGCTCTCGCAGCCGGCCAGAGTGAAAAGAAACAGCAGGGCCAGCACAAAGGCGGCGATGAAGCGGGCGCCCCTCATTGATCCACCAGGGGCGGGCGGCGCTTCAGGTCAACGATGCCGTAAACCGCCACGGTGTTGTTACCGTCGGCCATGATGTCGATGTCGGCGTCTTTCCGGCCGCGGTTCAGGGAACGAAGGTAAATGTTGCCGTAGCAGTCCGGGATGAACTGCTTGACCACCAGGCTGCCGTTGACCATGACCACGGCCACATCGCCGGGCTCCGGCCCCTTCTCACGGCATAGCGCAACATCACCATCATGCAGCACGGGCTCCATGCTGTCGCCGCTGATCTTCACGGCGAAGTCCGCCCGGCTGTCGGCGGGCACGTCGTAATTGAGCCAGGGAAGGCCGGTGTCGAATTCGCCGGGGCCGGCGGCGGCGGAGGTCCCCAGCAGCGGGATGATCCTGGACGGAACTGGAGCGGGCGCTGCCCCTTCCCCGACGGGCGGGAGCCCCAGGGCTTTTCGCACCATGTTCTTCTCGGACAGGGACGGCAGCAGCGAATAGGCGTCCGCAACCTCGCGGGCGTCTTCGCTCAACCAATAATCAGAACCGTCGCTGCGGTTCATCACAACGAAGTCACAGGACTCCATGAAGTCATACACATTGACATCGTAGAACGAGAGCAGCTTCAACAAAGAGACGGAGTCGATCTTTGAGTAAGCACGCTCCCAGTTGCTGATCGCCTGGTATGTCACGCCCAGGTACTTCGCGGCGTCCGCCTGCGTCTTTCCGGCGGCCTCTCTGGCCTCTGCAAGTCGCTGGGCAATCTTTTCTTGTTGCGTCATTGTCAACACCTCCACGCATATACAATATAAATATGATTTGCGCGTTTGTCAACAATTCTTTGAGAAAAGGCCGAAAAATGCCTTGACACTAAAAGGAGCTTGTAGTATTATGATGTCGAACTCAAAGAACCTTGTAGTTTGGAGGTGAAAAGCATGGGCCACGCGGTAGCGAGGGACTACACAATCAACGAAGTGATCCGGGAGTTTATCAACGAAAACGACAAAAGCCCGATGAAGATCGCGGACAAGGCCGGCATCCGCCGGGACACCTTTTCCCGAATACTGAAATGCAAGCGCCCGATCTACGCCGACGAGCTGATCCCGATACTGAACGCGGCAGGCATCCCGCTGGACACGGTGACGGACGCCGTGCAGGCGGCCAGGCGCAGCGCATAGGATTGAACGGAGGCGAGAGCGCGATGCTGGTGACAAAGAACGGGATTCGGGTCGTTTCCTTTGTACATAAGGACGGCGCCCTGGTCGATCTGGACGACCTGGGGCCGGAGGACAAGGCGAGAGCGGCCACGGAGCTGCGGACGATCTGGATGAATGAACTGTACAGAGGCAAGGCCGTTTTTGCGGCGGAAGGAGTTACCAATGGCTAAAAACGAGTACGGGGCACAGCTTGACCGCAACGGGTACGCGCCCAGCATCATGCAGCCGGAGCGCCGGGGGCGCTTCTGCTACCTCTGCGGCCTGCCGGCGGGACATGAAAAGATGGATCGCCACGAACCCTACGGCGCAGCCTTACGGCAGAAGAGCAAGGAGCTGGGCCTGTGGGTCGATCTCCACCACTGGGGCTGCCATGAGGGCCCCGGCAGCGCACACGGCAGCGGCGAGGTTGCGCGGCAGCTTCGGCGCGACGCCCAGGTGGCGGCCATGCTGCGGTACGGCTGGAGCCTGGAGCGGTGGATCGAAGAGTTTGGCAAGAGCGAACTGACCGCCGAGGAGGCCGAGGCGCTGACGAAGCCGGTGGCGCCGACGGTGCGCCGGATCTCCACTACCGCGCAGAGCGGGGCCGGCAGCCCGGCCAGGGCCTTCCACGCGGAGCCCGTGGAGCGGGTCAGCGGCTTCCGTCTGCTGGACGGGCCCGACCTTCCATTTTAAGGAGGCGCGGGCATGGGAGCGAAGGAACTGCCGGAGAGTTTCCCCAACTGCACGATGGCGCCGACGATTGGATGCGCCAGGACGTTGAAGGACTGCGCCGGCTGCGGCTTTGACCTGCGGGAAGCGGAGCGGCGGAAGCTGCTGCCCTTTGAGCAGGGCCCGGACGGCCTCTGGCGCCGGGTGATCCGCCGCGAGAAGAAATAGGAGGAACACATGGACATCGGAAAAGACGCGAAGAAGGTACGGGCCAGGTATGAGCTGACCTGCCCGGTGTGCGGGAAGTCGGCGGTGCGCCGCGAGAACACCCCGTCCGGCGCTGCCTATCTGCATTTGACGCCGCACGGCACCGTCCGGCACTTCGTAGAGCCTCCCGCGACGGGCGGCACCAAGAAGAGAAAGAAGGCGGGCTGATGTACGGCGATCCACCAACCTGCCGAAAGTGCGGGCTGCCCATTCAGTTCATCACCACCAAGCGCGGGAAGAAGATGCCGGTGGACGGCTTTTCTGTCCAGGTGGTGAAGCGCGACAAGGGCGGGCTGTTCATCACCGAGGACGGCGAAATGATCCGGGGCGCGGTGGTGGACATGGCGGGCCCGGAGAGCGTCAAGGCGTGGGTGCCACACTTCGGCACCTGCCCGGCCAGCGAGGAGCGCAAGAACCGGCAGGCAGCCAAGAACTGGCGAGAAGAGCAGGATCACGCCGTCCAGGAGCGCATCGAGAGGATGAACGCCGAGCGCGAGGAGAAGCTGCGCCGGCAGGCGGAGAAACAGAAGAAGGAGGCGGAAGCCCGTGAAGCAGCTGATGCTCAATATTCTTTATTCGGCGCGTAAGACCTACGAGGCGGACAAAGCCTACTATCGGGGGCTGGTCGTCCGGGCCATCGAGGACGGCGTGGTGTGGTTCATCATGTTCGCCGCCTGCTGGTCGATCTGCCACCTGGTCGGCGGTATCTTCCAGCTGCTGGGCGTCGCATGAAAACAAAATGCCCTAATCCGTGTGCCTACGGATTAGGGCTTGACCTTCCCAACGAAGTCAGAAAGGAGTGTGCGGTCATTCTATCACAGGCCGCGAAAATGACAATGGAATTTTTACAAGAAGCAAAGAAAAAGGTGGCCGAGGGCCAGGGGAAGAACCTGGGGCGCTATGAGGACGCCATGAAGCGATCCGTGGGCGACGCGCTGTTGGACTTCTGCCAGCAGGACGCCGAGTTCGCCCAGGCGGTGGCGCAGGGCGGCAGCTTCGAGGACTGCATGAAGGCTGTCGCCAAGCACGTCAAGGGCAACGCGATCAGCGACATGGAAGCCTGGGGAGCTGCCGTCAAGTTCTATTTTCCGGGCGCTGCGATCCGGGTGAAGATGGAGATCGACCTTTGTGCATCCGTCAGGGCGGACGGGCCGAAGCAGGGGCCGGTCATTGATCTTTCCGAGTTCTTCTGAGGAGGCGGCGACGTGGGCGAGAAAGAACAGGCATTTTTGAAGAGGGCGCCGGCGCTGCGGAAGCGGGACATCGAGGAGATCAACGGCCTTTTCCCCAGCTATATCTTCCGGCGCGGCAGCACCGGCGAAATATGGGCCACCTGCTGCCGCCGGCATGAGACCGTCCCGGCGACGGCGCCGATCTGGATGGCGCCGCACGTCCGGGAGCCGAGAAACGTGTACGACCACGACCCGATCCTCACGGAGCGGGAGCCCTGCCCCTTCTGCGGGCGCCTGGGCACCGTCAAGGACATCAAATACACCGGCGGGCGCCAGAACCTCCATAAATGGCGGCGGTTCGTGCTGCTGCGCTGGGACGGGCGGGCGCTGTGGGCCTGCGCCGGCGAGGCAAGCAAAAACTATTCCGACATCGAGCAGCTGACGGCGGCGCCGATGGTGGCGCCGGGAACGCTTTACCGCTTCGGCAAGGACGCGGTGGAGCTGGTGCCCGTGGGCTACTACGGCGCCGGAGCGATGCAGCGGCACCCATACGCCGGTTTTCATAAGCGGACGGTGGACGAGCCCTTTCACTGGAGCTGGGACGAGGGGATGCGCTACGCTGTGCTGGGCAAGGACGCCCTGGAGAAGTCCCCGGTGCGCTGGTGCATGGCGCCACGATACTTCGACTTGAACGACGAGGCCGTGAAGTTCCTGCACCTGGCGCACGTCTATCCGCGCCAGGTGGAAATGCTGATGAAGGCCGGGCTGTACTCCGTCATTTACGATTTGGCAAAGCGCGGGGTGCTTCACGCGAAGGCGCTCAACTGGGCCGCGGCTGATCCCCATAAAGCCTTCAAAGCGACGCCCCAGGAGGTCAAGGACTTCCTCCGGCTGACGAGGGGCGAGACCCGCAGCATCAGCGTCCTGGAGACTTATCTGGAGGAAAGGCGCCGCGGGGAGCGGATATCCATGCAGGACGCGAAGGAGCTGGACTACTTCAAAAGCAACGCCATCGCCGCCATGGATACGGCCAGGGAGTTCAAGGTGCCGGCGCTGCGCCTCTGGCGGTATCTGTGCCGTCAAAACTATTGCATGGTGTACCAGCTGGCCCGCGCCTGGGCGGACTATGTGAGGATGGCGCGGACGCTGGGGCTGTCGCTGCATCGGAGCGACGTGCTGTTGCCGAAGAATGTGGAAGCGGCCCACGAAGAGACGCTGGCCGCTTATAACACCCGCCTGGAGGAGCAGCGACGCCAGCGCGAAGCCCAGGAGCGGGCGCGGCGCGAGGAGCGGCTGCGGGAGGCCCAGGAGGGCTACGAAAAGCGCAAGGAGCGCCTGGAGAAACGGTACGGCTACGCCGCCAGCGGCTATGTGATCCGCGTCCCGGAGGACGGCAAGGAGATCGAGAACGAGGGAATCGCCTTGCAGCATTGCGTGGGCGGCTACGCCCAGCGGCACCTGGAGGGAAAAACAACGATTCTATTTCTCCGACGGGAGAAGGCGCCGGGCACCCCCTTCCTCACCATTGAAATGTGGGACAAGGAGCTGCACCAAATACACGGGTATCGGAACGAGGGCCAATACACAGCAAAGGGGCGCTTCGCGGACGATCCCCGCGAGACCTTCAGATGGTTCCTTGACCCGTGGCTGGCCTGGATCGAGGCCGGCAGCAGAAGAAGAAAAGACGGGACGCCCATTGTCCCGAAAATTAAGGAGGAGAAAACAGCATGAACGAACAGCTGACAAAGACCAGGACGCCGGAAACGGTGGGAGCGGAGATCCGAAACTTGACCGCCGCAGCGCGATATTTAACGGTTTGGTATGCCGTGGAGATCGGGCGCCGGCTGACCGAAGCAAAGGCCATTGTACCCCATGGCGGGTGGCTGGACTGGCTGAAAACCGAGACGGAGTTCTCCCAGCCGACGGCCAGCCGATTCATGCGAATCTTCGAGGAATACGGCGCCGACCAGGGCAGCCTTTTCGGAGCGGAAACAAAGTATTCAGCATTGAATAATTTGAGTGTTACCAATGCTTTGAAGCTCCTGGCGGTGCCAGAAGAGGAGCGGGAGAGCTTCGCCGTGGAGGTCGATGCGGAGCATCTTAGCAGCCGGGAGCTGGAGCAGGCCATCAAAGACCGAGAGGAAGCGATGAAGCGCGAAAAAGAGGCCCAGGAACGCATCCGGGAGCTGGAGACCACCATCAAAGAGTATGCCGAGGAAAACGTCGAGCTGACCGACGACCTGGCAAACGCGGAGGCCAAAGTCAAGGAACTGGAGGCGCGGCCCATCGAGGTCGCTGTCAAGGAGCCAGACCCGGCGGAGATCGAGCGCCGAGTGGCAGAGGCCACGGAGGCCGCCAGGGCCGACAAGGAGGCTGCAGAGCGCCTTCTGGCCGAGGAGAAGGAAAAGGCCAAGGCCGCCGCCGACAAGCTGCGGGAGCGGCTGAAAGAGGCCGAGGACAAGCTGGCAGCCGCCGACGAGGAGGACAGAGCCGGGGCGGAACAGCTGGAGGCCGAGGTCGCCCAGCTGAAAAAACAGCTTGCCATGAGCAGCCAGGAGATCGTGATGTTCAGAATCCACTTCACCGCATGGCAGGAGGCATATCAGAAAATGGCCAACGCTACGCAGACCATGACCGACGAACAGCGGGAGAAGTGCCGCGCCGCCATCCGTGCCCAGGTGAAGGGCTGGGGATGGTGCGAGTGAAAAGCGGACGAATGGGCGGATATAGGCGCGTCGGAGCCTTTGAGCAGGTGCTTTACATGGTGCGATATATGGCCACGACGCGCCGCCAGAAGAAAAAAGGAGGAGCGCATGACAATCTTCGAGAAGATCACCGCCACGCCGGAGACGCTGGCGGAGCTGCTGGGCAGCCTGGCGAGTGACGCCGGCCCATGGGACGCCGCCTTCACAAAGCAGTATTGCGCCACCTGCCCCGCGAAAAACTGCACGGACGCCGCCTGCACCTTGCCGGAGGTCTATAAAGACCCCCGGAAGATGGCCGCCTGGTGGCTCAAATTGGAGGCGGACGCATGAAAAAGCTGATCTATCGCCGGGCGCTGCGGATCGCGTCGGAGTGCTTCTTCCGGGCGGGCTTCTGCGTTTCGGCTATCGGGCCGGTATGTGAGGCGCCAACGGAGCGGAAGTGCGCCAGGTGCATCCGTGCGTATTTCCTACAGAAAGCAAAGGAAGAGCTGGCGCTGGAGGGCAAGGCATGAGCGACGCGGAGGTGCGGCGGCTGATCCTGGAGAACGGGAGGCTGCGGGCCAATCAGCTGCCCCATTGTCGGGGCTGCAAACACGTCCGGCTGCATGAGTGCGGCGCATTTTGGTACTGCCCGAAGCTGGGCGCCGTCGATCTGGACGTGGACGGCTGCTCCAAACGGAAGGAGTGATCCGATGCTTGACCATTTGAAGATCATTAACGCGCTGCGACAGTGCGCCGATCCGTCGGCTAAAGGGTGCGAGGGGTGCCCATACAGCACTCGCTTCTCGCCGTGTGCGGCCTGCATGGCGCAGTTATTAAACGACGCATCTGACGACATTCAGGAGCTGACGACCAGGAAGGAGGGCCAATGAGCTGCTACAACTACCGATCCATGCCGGCGGACTTCGAGGATCACGTCGAGGAGCGGATCGACGACCTTATGAGGCGATACCACGCCACCAGCGCCACCATCATGCGCTGGCGAGACCTGTGCGGCTTTTCCCGCCCGCGGGGCAGGCCGTGGCGGGCGGTGATCCGCCGGGACGTACACGGCGCGGAGCAGACCTTCCCCTCCATCGGCGAGGCTGCCAGATGCACCAAGGGGGGGTCGCCTTCGAAGATATGCGCCGCCCTCCACCGCGGCGGAAGATCGTGCGGGTATTGGTGGAGATACGCAGAGGAGGCGCGATGAACGACATTAAAATCATGGTATCCATCCGCCACAAGTGGGCGGAGAAGATCTACCGAAGGGAGAAAACAGCGGAGCTGCGGAAAACAACGCCGCGGCGGGGCGACTTCTGGAGCCAGATGCAGCGAATCGTGTATATCTACGAGCCGGAAAAGAAGGCGGTGACGGGCTGCTTTTACCTGTCGGCAGTCTTTGAGCGGGCCGACGTGGACGGGGTGCTGTTCTTCAACACGGCCCTGGAGGCGGAAGAGATCGAGGCATACGGCCAGGGCCGGGACGGTTATTTTCACGTCTGGAGCGTCGGATGGGCGCAGGAGTTCCTGGAGCCCATGACGCTGAAAACCTACGGCATGGAAAGACCGCCGCAGAGCTGGTGCTATTTTTCAGATTAGAAGGAGCGGAGCATGGAGCGGGATCAGCTGACGCTGTTCGAGGATAATGCGGAATACAACGACTTCGTGGAGAAGTTCAAGCCGAAGCGGACGACGGACGACTGCTACACGCCGCCGGAGGTTTACGACGCCGCGGCGGAATGGTGCGCGGCGGAGTACGGGGTGGACAGGGCCAGCTTTGTGCGGCCCTTCTACCCGGAGCTGGACTATGTGACATTCAGCTACCCGGAGGGCTGCGTCGTTGTGGACAACCCGCCCTTTTCCCTTTTGAGCGGGATCGTGCGCTTCTACACGGAGCGGGGAATCCGCTTCTTCCTCTTCGCCCCGGCGCTGACGCTGTTCACCGCGCCGGAGTGCCCGGTCTGCTATTTGGGCGTGGGCGTCGACGTGACCTACGAAAACGGCGCCGTGATCGCCACCAGCTTCATCACGAACATGGACAAGTGCCGGCTGCGGACGGCGCCGGAGCTGCGCCGGATCGTCCAGGAGGCCAGCGATCTGTCGCTGCGGATTAGGGGGGGTGCCCAAGCGAAGCCGCCGAAATACACCTACCCGGACGCGGTGCTGACCGCCGCGGCCATGCAGCGGCTGTCCAGGTACGGGGCGGAGCTGAACATCCTGCCGGAGCAGGCGGCCCATGTCCGCGTCCTGGACGCCCAGCGGGCCCAGGGCAAGGCCATCTTCGGCGGCGGGTTCCTGCTGACGGCGCCGGCGGCGGAGCAGCGGGCAGCTGCGGAGCTGGAGGCGGACAAGACTGCGGAGGCAGAGAAAGACACCGGCACGGCCTGGGAGCTTTCAGAGCGGGAGCGGGCGCTGCTGGCCGGAATGGAGGGACAAGCCAATGGTGCGAGTCTATTTTGATTATCACAATCCCGTCTGCGACTGCTGCGGCCATACGCTCGGCGCGGAGCGGGACGACGAGGCGGCGGAGGCCGCCATGAAGGCGGACGGCTGGCACAAGGTTGAAGGAAAAGACCTGTGCCGCCTCTGCTGGCAACACTACGAGGAGACCGGGCGGATGCCCCGAAAACTCATATATTTCAGAAAGGAGATCACAATGGAAGACATGAAGAAGGTGGAGGAGCTCAACGAGCGGCGCAACAAGGTGTTTGAAAGCCTTGAAGGCGAGACTTCGGACGCGAAGAGTGAAGAGGGCTGCGCCGACGCCTGCACGGTGGAGGGCATGGCGGAGAGCAGCGCCACGGCGGAGGCCACAACGAGCGTGTCACAGGACGTGATCCACGCGGTTGCCAACGATGTGCGGCGCCGGGAGACCGCCACATACCACAGCGCCTATGAGAGCTATGCCATATTGAGCGCACAGCTGGAGATTAAGGCGGCGGTGGAGAAAGACCTTAAAAAAGCCATGGCGGAGCTGTGGGACGGCGTGAAGGCCGGGGACGACGACGTGGTGTCTGCCTATCTCCAGAACATCGCCCGCGTGGCCAAGGAGAGCGCCGCGGCCTGGGTGCGGGTCGCTGCCATCGCGGAGAAGGCAGGTGACGAGCTATGAGCAGCGCGGCAAATCACAGGGCCAGGAGCTGCCGGAGCCACTACCGGCACCACAGCGCCATGCGCG